TGTAGCTACCAGAGCTAGTGCGAAAAACACTATCTGTATTTTTGTCTAAAGCGTACTCATACGCTCCTGTTGTCAGTGTAGCATAAGAGTCAGAGTACGATTGTCGTTCTTGAACGCTTACAATAGCATTAACAGGACTTTCAGTAAGTTGGACAATATAAGTGCTCCAATCAATACTAAAAGTTTCTGTTTTGTTACTTGAATAAAAATCTACAAAACTATTACCACAATAAGTTTTTATTAATTGGCTTACAGAAGGTATTAAAGCATTAATTCTCAAGTCCTCTTTTGGAGTACTCAAGCCCTCTGCCTCTTTATAACTAGCTAATGTTATTAAATCTGCCATAAGTCAATTAATAAAAACTTGAGGGAGGAGAACCTCCCCCAGTTTCCATGATTACTAAAAGTAATCAAAATGCTATTAAGCGTTAGACGCGTAGGTTAAGGTATGAGCACCTGAAGTGCCTTCAAGTGACTTAAATCCTAGTGCCTGGCTAGCAACCAGAACATTTCGCTGCTTACCAACTTCGTAATCAGTTTCAATGCTAACACCCTTGAGTCTTCCAAGAACATATCGGCTAGTATTTATAATAGCAGCTGCAGTACTTGTGTTGGCAGCAACCATTTCCGCGGAAACAATAAGTGGCGAACCAAATATAGTACCCATCATGCCGTTGATATTAGTGGCGAGATCAGAGCCAGCCTTATCTACAGTCACAAACTTTCCGTCTTGTGCAAGTAGATCGTAGTAGGCATCGATAGTAACAACGTAAACAATGTCAGCAGGATTAACCGCATACTTGCCCATAGCTGCTCGACCAATTTCAAGCATACTGTCTGCGAATGCAGGTGCACCATCTTGCTGTGCAGTACAAGCTGCTGTAGATGCTTGTAGACCAGAACCTTTGTCAGCTCCAGTTCCGCCTGCAATACCAGCAGTAGGACCACTAGTACCGAGAAGAATCATCTTATCGATTGCTACAGCGTGGGAACGTGCAAGAGCTGAGGTAATCATTGGCAGGAATGAAACTAAAGAAGTCTCATCTACATTATTATCAATGTAGGTACCTGCTGCTAAACGCTCAGTTTGTAGTACGTTATTAGTAGCGTCCCACTGACCATCTGTTCCGCCATTGTCAATACGCTGTCCAGCAGTATCAACATCAAAAGCTGTACCGAAAGTTGCAGCATTAGTATCTGCAGCAAAAGGCATAACTGTTGCTCCTGAACTTACAGGAATTTCACGGAATAATCCGGCAAGGCGAGTTTCCAGTGCAACTTCTTCTTCGAACTGTTGACTTACAGTAATATCGAGATTACCAGCAGAGCTTCGTGTACCAAAGTCTACACCTTGCTTTTCCATGACTTCCTTACCGAGGTCAGTATCCCAACCTTTCTTGGTAATCGCGCCAAGTACTTTAGCGTGAAGAGCGTCTTTAGCAAAGTTCTCTTTGCTCTTAGAACCAAACTCAAACTTACGGCTACGCATAGATTCGAGTTCGTCAGCCTTCTCTTTAACGTCGGCTTCATACTTCTTAACAAGCTCATTGATTTCTTCCGCTTTTGCAGCTTCGAATTCTTTTTGCATGTCTGCTACAAGACGATCAGCTCCTGACTCTACGCCAGTTTTGATAGCCGTCTTGACTTCTTCGTCCTGCTGAACTTTAGCTTCTGCTTCCGCAGCAGCTTTTTCAACAGCTTCTTTTTGTACAGCCTCATCGGCTGCTTTTTGCTCGGCTTGCTTCATTGCAATTTTAGCAGCAGTTTCCTCAGCTACTTTTTTAGCAAAAGCTTCCAAGTCAACGGGTTGTTGTGTCTCTTCAGACATCGTTATCTCCTTTTGGACTTGCGCCCCGTCACTATTAGTGAAAGTTTTTTTGAAATCTTCGTACTCATCCATAGAGTCGAAGGACTTCGCCAGTGAAAAAGTAGCTGTTTGGTTACAGGGTACAGATACTACCGATACCTCAAACAATTCAGCGTCCTTTATTCTCAATCCGTCGGTTTCCTCTAAGTAATCAGCGTCCTTGACTCGGAAACCAACAGAAAAGGCTCCAAGAACACCGTCTTTAACTAATTCGGCTACATCTTTAGCCGCATTACTAATTTTTGCTGTTAACTCAAGACCATTATCAGTAGCTTTAACTTGCGTCGCTCTTCCAATAGGTCTATTGTAATCATGATTGAAAAGAATTATAGGATTCTTTTCAAAATTATTTAACCCACCCTTAGTCCATGCATCTGCTGAAATAGAGTCGCCCGCGCGATCAAAATCAGCAGTACTAGCCATACCTCGAATTTTTATACTTCCATCCTCATCAGTATGGGACTTAAAAGTAGAGGTTAAATTAAATACTTTTTCCATTCTCTTCTCCCGAGCTTCCCTTTTTAACAACTTTAGGGGCTGCTTTGGCTTTTGGTTTCAGGTCCTTAGTTTCTGGGAAAACTTTTTTCATGGTTCCTATAATACTATCCCAAGAACTGAACCAAACCTCATCATCAAGGTAAGACTCGTCCAACCATTTGGTTTTTAGTGCCTCCTCCTTGCTTATAAGATACCCTTGCTTTACAGAAGTATCTGCAAAGTATTTCAAGGCTAACATCCTATGCTTTTCATGTAGCTTTATCTTTTTCATTCTTTTGACTCCTCTGAATTATCTGAGTTCTCTGGTGAATTTGTCGGTTCTGAATCTTCTGAATCTTCAACAGGCCTTCCACCTTCATCAGGATTAGCAGCACTTCCAGCAATATTTGCTGGAACTCTTACGTCGTCTTGGCCTTCTAATGCGTCAAAGCCTAACTGTTCTCGTGCTTCATTTACACTTATAATTCCGCCATTTACTAATGAAGAATAATATTGTGATTGATCCCGTAGTTCAGGCTGTAGAGCAGGAATATTAGTAATATCTTCCTTTACACTAAAACCAAAAAATCTTTCTAGTCCAAAGTTAACTTTTCGTACTATAGGTAGTATTGTCTCTAAATAATACATCCTCATATTTGGACGTATATTTGCATTATTACCTGAATCTAATAAAATTGGAGGTACTCCCAGCGCCTTTAATATAATCTTTTCATTCTCGGCTATAGAACTCTGGAAATCTAAATCTCTAAAATTAACATTTGAAATAGCATCTATTTCTATTCCACCATCCAGAATTAGAGGCCGTCTACCCCCTGCTGTAGGTTGGTATCTTACCTGCCAAGATTGAAGCATTCGCTCCTTAATCTTCTCCGATAAAGTATTAGGACTTTTTAAAACCAGCCCTGGCACAGCCCCGTTTTTAAAGAAATTATCTTGAAACTGCCGCATATTTGCCATTAAAGACATAGTACGAACGGCAGGTTTTAATCTAGAAACTCCCCTATATATATCATGGAAGGAATTTTCTTTTATGTGTATAATCTCATTCGGGGAGTAGTCTACGTCCGCGTATGTGTACCTATTTATATAAGTTTTTGGGTCTGCATGGATTGTAACATCGGTGGCAGGGATATGGTAGAAGTGAGCACCATCATAATAAATAAAAATATTGCCATCAAGAATATAATCAGTAATTAAATTACGCTTGAAGGAGCTGATGTCTTGGAATAGGTTTGGTTCCTCATTTATAAGTTTTTGAACTTTTGAACGCTTTATCCCTTTTACAACTCCTGACATTCCAATAGGTTGTACTACTGCAGGTATTTCCGCACAGTCATCAACAACCATATTTACTGCGCGATTAACAATCTCTAAAGTCTCATAATACTTTTCATAACTTTGAGTGTGCTCACGAGACGATTGTGACTCTGTTCCAAAGTACTGTTGAACAGGATTTAATTTTTCATAAATATCCTCTTCACTTCGGTTTAAGAATCTGTCATACCATGCCATGTTTTTCTCTTTGAATCTCTACCCAACGCTTCTGCTTATGTACTGTTCCTAAGCCAGGGTCTCTACCGTATACTTTATGAAGTTGTCTATGGTGATTATGACATAGAGTAACAGTGTGTACATATAACTCGTCGTGATGTTCCTCTATAAAATCTTCTCTTATTGCGAGAATATACTTCGGATCTAATTTATTTTTCTTAATCCACTTATGAACTAAAGGTGCTAATGTGTAGTAATGGTGGAAATCAAGCTGATTCTCTACTCCACAAATATGACACTCCGAACCTTTCTCGTACTTATTCTTCGCTTTATCTCGGATATATTTTACTATATCACGTTTTAGTTCGGCCATCGGGTTTCGGATTTTCCAATTTTCAGTAAGAGAATTATATCTACTTTAAGATACTATGTCAATAACTATTTTTGACCAGGTATCCTAAAAACTTGTTGCTGAAGTCTCAAATGAGTATAATGCATATCTTAACGCGTCGGCCATGTGCGATGCGTAATTGTGTTTCGGTTTCTCTTTCATTAAGTTTGGATTGGGGTCCCACTGGTATTGATCTAACGCAGAAAGTGTTTGTTTACAAGTCTGTTCAACAAGTAATTTGTTATTATCTACTATACCTGCAACTTGTGCTATCCCATCTAAAACTGACTTCTTCGCGTTAATTGTTGATATATCATAGTTCTGAGCGAAGTCGAAACGGGTCTGCTGTGCAGCGGAATCAATATAAATATAATCTATATCCCACTTATCAATCATGCGGCTGATTTCCTGTGCATGCTTTTCTGTAGTTTGTTCAGCATCTAAGTATTCATCCACTAAGTAGAACGTCTCTTCATCCCAGTCATAGGCAATTACACAAAAGGCCGTAGGGTCTCTATAGCCAACATCCAGTCCTGCAAAGACATC